CCCTTATAAATCAAGTGGTTAAATGAATAACGCCATAGAATGCCTTCTTTTATTGAACGCTTAGGGATACTGACATAGCTGGAAGAGGAAAACACAATGAAACACGTACTATTAGCAGACCTAACTACAAAGCAAGCCACAAGTAACGACATACTGACGCATGTGGCTACAGCTTACTCAGTACTCAAAAGCAATCCAAACCAGTTGCTATTGATACGTATTGCTAAGGATACTCCAGACCTCTACAAACTGATTAGAACTGCTAAGAAACGATACAAAGAGCTTGACCTACATTGGGAGAGTTCTAGGTGGTACAGCAGCAACGAAAGCTTTACGCATTACTTACTAGAGATAACAATTTTATGAGAAATTTACTAGCACTACTAATCAATTGGATCCCATTCAGTATTAAGGATTTCATTTACAAAGCAATCAAACATCCATCACAACTTAAGTGGTATTTCATGACTGATCGCATGAGAATAAATCACATAATGAAGATGGACTTTAAGGACACCAAATCAAATGACTGATAGCTCAACCAAATTCGTCTTCGTAGACATTGACCACACACTATACGATAACAGTACTAACAGTCCGATTGAACCCACTGTAGGGCTTGTACGCACGCTGATGGAGCATTATGCAGTAGTCTTTATCACCTATCGCACTGAGGACATGAGAGTGGATACATTGAAGTGGTTGAAAAAGAATGTGGAAGATAGTATTGCTAACAATCAACTCATTATGCGGATACCAAATTCAGATGAACTAAGCTTTCCAGTTGAGCAAATGAAACTGTTTCAAGTGCTGGAACTAGTCGATCAGGACATTGATTCAGTACTCATGATCATTGATGATGCCGCAAAGACTTGTGCAATGTTTCAGACTGTGGGTATTCAAGCGATACAACCACATAGGAGTGATACGTATGTCTAAACGTTGTTCCAAATGTTTGGAAGTTAAGAGTCTTAACGAATTCACTCCACAACCGATTAATGCAGATGGACTTAGTGGTACTTGCATTGCATGCGATAGAGAAGAGAAGGGCGCTAGTAAGAAGTACAAACGACCACAAGTCTCTGTCATGCGTAAGGTCGATGAACTAATGAGTTTAAGTATGGACCACTACTTAATCGCGCAGAAGATTATTGACTTAGCAATTGATGGCGATAAAGAAATGATCAAATTCATTGTCGAACGTCAAGATGGAAAAGTTAAGGATAACGTATCAATCGAAATGAGTGGTGAGGTTATCAATACCAATATTCAGGTAGTTGCGACTGCTAATGAATTGAGAGAGAAGATAAGAGGTCAGTTACAAGCACCAAATAAACCTGTAGTAGATAATTCAACTAATGAGACTAAACACTAATGAAAAAAGAAATCGTAATCACAAAGAGTCAATCCAAAGATGGAAAAACTATTGTAGTGACTTCACAATTTAATTCAGAAATTCATGAGTATTGGATTCTTGAATTAAAGTCCATTCATCAAGATTTGTCTAAAGAAGAATTAGAAAAAGTCCTGGACAACCACTATAGAAAATGATTCCACTCACTGAACTGATTGATCTTTGGGATTCAATTGACAGTAATGGCACTGATAAAGCTGCTATGCGTGCCCTAATTCTCGAAGATAGGTACTACTTGCTAGTGAAGGTATTCAAGAGAACTGATCTATTGCACAATTGGATCTATGAACGTTGTCGTGAAGTAGAAGCGAATCCAGATGGCTATCTTGACTTGTGGGCACGAGAACACTACAAGAGTACCATAATCACTTATGCTGGTGCCATTCAAGAGATACTTAGGAATCCAAACATTACTATCGGAATCTTCTCACATACACAAAGCATTGCTAAAGACTTTCTTGCACAGATTAAACGTGAATTCGATAGTAATGAATTGTTACATGAACTCTTTCCAGACATACTTTGGGGAACTAAGACTCCACCTTCTGGCGCTTGGAACTTAGAACAACTAACAGTTAAGAGAACTACAAACCCAAAAGAAGCTACATTAGAAGCACATGGACTTGTAGAAGGAATGCCAACTGGTAAGCACTTCGAATTAATGATCTATGACGACGTTGTGGTGCCAGCTAGTGTAACTACACCAGAACAGATTGCGAAGACTACTCAGGCATGGGAGCTTTCTGATAACTTAGGTGCTAGAGGGGCGAATGGTTTGACTCGTAAGTGGCACATTGGTACTCGTTACTCTTATGCAGATACTTATGATGTAATGATTAAACGTGACGTTGTGAAGACTCGAATCTATCCAGCTACTCATGATGGCACAATTTCTGGAAAGCCAGTACTACTAACTCAAGAGCAATGGGCAGACAAAGTAAAGACACAGGGAACTGCTACGCTTGCTTGTCAGATGTTGCAAGATCCATTGTCTGGTACTGATAGAATGTTTAATGTGAAAGACATTGGTGAGTATGACGTAAGACCAAATACATTGAATGTCTACATTCTAGTTGATCCAGCACGTTCAATGAAGAAAGACAGTGACAATACAGCAATTGCAGTCATTGGTGTTGATGTTTCAATGAACAAGTTCCTTCTTGATGGTATTAATCATCGTTGTGACTTGTCGAAACGTTGGGAATGGACTCATTATTTCTACAATAAGTGGAAGAGAGTGTCTGGAGTACAGCAAGTATTTGTTGGTTATGAGAAGTATGGCGCCTTAGCTGATCTAGATTACTTCGAACAACAAATGAAATTACATGGTAAATTCGACATTGTTGAGTTAGCGGGGCCAAATGGTGGTGGACTTGCTGGTAATGCTTCTAAGAAAGACCGTGTGCAACGTCTTGAACCCGACTTTAAGAATCATCGTTTCTTTGTTCCTTATGCAACTAATCCAGATAAGCTCACTAAGAAGCAATCTCAGATGAAAACTGATGGCCAAGATCATAGAATCAGTCAGATAATCAAGAGAAAAGACAGTAATGGTGGGATTTACAACCTAGTAGATCAGTTTATGGCTCAGGTACATTACTTTCCACATGGCGGTAAAGTCGATTTGATTGATGCAGTGAGCAGGATTTACGACATGAATGCTCAACCACCATTCGTACAGAGATACACCTCCGAAGATTTAGAACCGCTTTATGTATAAATACTATTATGAATAATTATTATGTGTACGTTTGGCTTAGACCAAACTTATTTCCATACTACGTGGGCAAAGGCAAAGATAGACGTGATACAAAAGCCCATGGCCGTAGAGTCAAGCGCCCTTCTGATAGAAGTCTAATTATTAGAGTAGCTTCTAATTTAACTGAACAAGAAGCATTTGATCTGGAAAAACACTTAATTTCTGAAATAGGTCGCAAAGATTTAAAAACGGGCATGTTATTAAATGCAACAGATGGCGGTGAAGGAGCTTCAGGTTATAAACACAAGCCTAAGGCTATAGAAAAGATAAGAGAAGCACAAAAAGGACCTAATCCTGATAAAGGTAAGTCTAGAAGAGGTAAACCTGCAACTAATCTAGGTGTGCCTGCCTGGAATAAAGGTAAGCCTCATACAGAAGAACATAAAGCTAATCTTAAGAAGGCATGGGAAAAAAGAAAATCATGTCAAAATTAGACGGATACGGTTCTACATCAGAAAGAAAAGGCGTGGTTGTTACACGTAGAGTAGAGTATTCTGAAGAAACAGAATTATGGACTTGCTATGGTAAGATAGAAAACACTACTATGGCATTCAGTTCGTTAGAAAGAGATGTTGCAATACAAAGATTGCAAGATTGGTTAATGAAAATGCAGTATGACGGCCTGGAACCCGGACCTTTATGAATCATTTTTATGTTTATGCTTATTTTAGAGAAGATGGTTCTCCTTATTATATTGGTAAAGGACAAAGAGTCAGGGCTTATCAGCCTCATAGAAGAAGGGGTGTTTCTTTTACCCCAAAAGATAGATCAAGAATCAGATTCTTTCATGAAGGTTTATCTAATGATGACGCACAAATGTGGGAAGTATTCTGGATTGCTGAATTCGGACGCAAAGATGAGGGTGGAATTTTGATTAATTTAACTGATGGTGGTGAAGGCGCTGGAAGACCACACAGTGTGGAATCTAAAAAGAAAATGAGCGATTATTGGTCAGGTAGAAAAAGGAAGCCTATGTCTGAAGAAACTAAAGAAAAGATTAGACAAACAAATAAAGGTTACGGAAAGGGAAGAACTATCCCTCAGGAAACACGAGATAAGATTAGAAACACATTAAGGAATAAATCGTGAGTCAACCAACTGGCTACAAATACATCAATCCGAATCTAGGTCCAAAGCCTGGAGTTGATCCTAACCCTGCAGATGAACCAGCAGCCAATTCGATTAACAATCTGGGTTATCAAGTTACTTCACGCGATTTCAATTTCAAATCATTTGCAGTACTCGCTTGGGGAGACGAATGGGGTCAGCCAGATCACGACATTTATCAATGGCCCTACGACAGAGACTTTGATTCTACAGATCAGTACACGACTGGCATTTATAGTAGAGGTCTTAGTTCTACTGATGGGGTACTGATTCAGAGTTTCTATCATGATGCACATGCCTTCATTTCGATTGCAGTTAATAATCAGACTGTTGGCAAAGTTTTAATTTCAGAATAAATTTATAGGAATAATTCATGTCAGATTTAATTACAAATGGCTCGTTTGAGGATGCAGCAGATTTAACACTAGCAAAAGAAGTTGGTGACTTGCTTTATAAACATTATCCACATGGGATTTGGGCTGTAGAAATCAATGATCATTGTCCAGTGATTCGTTTATTGAATGCGCCAGTGCAAGGAATGGCTATGTTCATTAACAGAAAAGACATTTGGAGTCCAGACCAACTTCGTCTCAGAGTAATTCGTGCTGGTGGCGAATGGCTTGAGAGATGCGGCATGAGTCGCAATCCGAAAGTCGGAATTGATGATGACGTGACTAGCGTAGAAGGTGTTGATCTAAAACTCTACATTGATCCTATTGCCAAAGAAATAGCAAGACGCAAGGGAGATAAATAAGCTCATGCCAAATAACAATTTTATCCCGCAACCTCCTTCCACTGTGGATACAGCAGCATACAATGTTCCTGATTTGTACTCACAAGACATTGCTGAAGGTCAAAAAGAACAACCAGAAAAGGTTGCTGTATCACCTCTATCTGACGGACAGTGGTTGCGCCGTGCGCGCGACGCCTATCAGCAATCAACTTCTTATGTTGATGCGAACATGCGAAAAGAATGGGAAGACTCCATCAACATGTTCAACAATACGCACGTTTCTGATTCAAAGTATAATGCTGTTGAATTCCAGAAACGTAGTCGTTTATTCAGACCAAAGACTCGTGAGATGATTCGTAAGAATGAGGCTGCAAGTGCAAGTGCATTCTTTAGTAATGCTGACATTGTAAATGTGCAAGCTCAGAATCCATCTAATCAACAAGAAGTAATGTCTGCTGCAATCATGAAAGAATTGCTTGCGTATAGACTGACTAAAAGCATTAATTGGTTCAAAGTTATTCAGGGTGGCATTCAAGACGCACAAGTGCAAGGTGTTGTTTGTGCTCATGTGCATTGGAAAACAATAAGTCGTCCAGTAAAACAAGACAAAGTTCCATCTAAAAAGAAAGGTACAAATCTCAATGATGTTGATGAAATGCCTTATGTAGGACCTGTTGATCCATTGAAGCACAATCCAGCATTCGGATTTCAGGGCGAAGAAATGAAATCTCCTGAAATCAATTCAACGTATGTTCCAATGAGTGATGGATACAGAGGTGTATCAGGTAAACCAAAAGTAGAAGTTCATGTAAATGAAATCATTGAAGATCGTCCATGTATTGATTTGATTCCAGTTGAGAACATTCGTATTGATCCAGCCTCTGATTGGGCAGATCCAATCAATTCATCTCCTTATGTGATTCATGTCATGAGTATGTTTGTTGGCGACATTAAGACTAAGATGAATTCTGGTGAGTGGGATGAATACCCAGATGGGATTATTCGTCAGGCAATAGGCGCGACAAACACAACAAAAGTAACTCGCAATAGTTACAATGATGATCCATACGATAATGATGGTAAGCAAGTAGGGGATTATGAATCTGCTTGGGTACAACGTCACATTCATAGAGTAGATGGCGAAGATTGGGAATTCTATACATTAGGTGATTTAGTATTGCTTACTGATCCACAACCACTAAGCGCAACAGTATTTCATGGCGAACGTCCATACGTATTAGGTACTACTAATCTAGAAACACACAAAGTCTATTCAACTAGTATTGCATTGCTAGGTAAAGGATTGCAAGATGAAGCAAACGACATTGCAAATCAACGTTTAGATAACGTCAAGTTTTCAATGAACAAGCGTTGGGTTGTTAATCGTACTGCACAAGTTGATTTGGGAAGTCTTGTACGTAACGTACCTGGTAGTATTACTATGGCAACTGATGTTGATAAAGACATTAGAGAGATTACTACACCAGATGTTACACAATCTTCTTATGCTGAACAAGATCGTATTAATTCTGATTATGATGCATTGTTAGGTAACTTTAGTGCTTCAAGTATTGCTACTAATCGCCAACTAGCAGAAACAGCAAAAGGTATGTCATTGCTAAGTCAATCGACTAATGTAATGGTTGAGTACTTACTTCGTACATACGTTGAAACATTCGTTGAACCTGTATTGCGTCAATTAGTTAAACTTGAACAGCACTACGAAACAGATGAAACTGTATTAGCAATTGCTGGTGCAAAGGCACAAGCAAATCAGAAGTTTGGTGTTAATAAAGTAACTGATGAAATGCTTCAAGGCGAAATGACTCTATCAGTTAATGTTGGTATGGGTGCAACTAATCCAGATCAACGGATTGGTAAGCTTGTTACTGGCTTGAATACGTACATGAACATAGCAATGGCTTCACAAAAGCTACCTGTTATTAATGTTCAAGAAGTTGGTAAAGAAATCTTCGGTGCATTAGGATACGATGATGGTTCACGATTCATCAATCAGCAAATTGATCCACATGTGGCTCAGATGCAGCAACAATTGCAACAGATGGCTATGGCATTGAAGAGTCGTGCTGATTTGAAGCAGCAAGACAACATGACTAAGGTCAAGATTGCAGATCAGAATAACAGAGTTAAGATTGCTTTGGAAGACATTAAATCTAAGAATGCTGCAAATCACATGTTAGCACAACAATACATTGATTTCATGAAGCAACAAACTTATCCAGATGCTCCACCGCAGCAAGCACAAGGTCAAGCACCACAAGGTGCAGGACCAGCACAACCTCCACGACAAGGATAAATAAATGAATCAATTTTACGAACTTGATGAAACTTTATACGATAGCATAGAAGAAATTGACAGAGTTACAGGCCAGAAGTTGCAATTAAAGAAAGAAGTCGAAAAGTTTTTTGATTCGCAAATTGGTAAATACATTCTTACTAGGATAGAAGCAGAGTCTAATGCTGCTATTCAAGGAATGATTAATGCTGACCCAACTGACTCTAAATCAATTACTCAGTTTCAGAATGAAATTAGAACGGTAAATAGCATTAAGAATTGGCTTATCGATGCAATCGAAGAAGGCTTAGTGATTGAGGAAAATCTCAAGAACACATTTTAAACATTTTAAGGAATTTTATGCCGCATTATACAGATGAACAACGTGCATTAATTGATGCAGAGATTGAGGATAATAATGAAGAAATGGATGAACAGGAATCATCTGAATCCATTGAAGAACTAAGACGTGCTCGCCATCAAGAGCAACTTGATTATGACGAATTACTCGCAGATCAAGCAGAGGCAGCAGAAGACGGTCTTGAAGACTATAACGAATACGAAGTTGATGAACCTAAAGAAATTCATCAAGAAGAAGTAAAGCACAAGATTAAGATCAATGGAAAAGAAGTAGAACTAACTACTGAAGAATTGATCGCAAGAGCATCAAAGGTCGAAGCAGCAGATGAGTATCTGCGCAATGCGAAAGCAACTTATGATGCCAACAAGAATAATTATCAGCCATCGCAAGACGTTGATAAAGTCAATGATGAAGTTGACGACCTAGAGCTAGTCCGAGCTATACAAATGGGCGACGAAGAGGAAGCTGTAGCCGCAATAAGGAAACTGCGTCAGGGTCCATCCATTAAACAGGACGACATTGGCAAAATAGTTGACGAAAGGGTAGCATTCCAAAAAGCTGCTGAATACTTTCAGTCAGAGTTTGAAGACATTGTTAGTGATCCATTCTTGCAACAAATGGCTGTTCAAGAAGATACAAGATTAATGCAAAGTGGATTTACTGGTAGTTATGAAGAACGTTTTGCAACAGCTGGTAATACAGTTCGTGAATGGCGTGATAACTTTGTAAAGTCACAGACTAAGGTTGAAACTAGTTCAATGTCGCAAAAGCAACAGAAGAAGATTGCAGTACCTCAAGTTCCTGCTACTCAACAGAGAGCAACGAAACAAGTACAGCAAGATTTGGATGAAGAAGATTACGATGCAGCATACATTAGAAAGCAAATGGCGAATCAACGACGCTATTAATCGTTGTATAACTTTTATTAAGGATAATTAAAATGGCAGGTCAAATTTGGAGTGTAAACTCTCTTGGTGGATACATGTATTCACGTCAACTATCGAACATCCTACGTATGGCTGTTCAACCTCTTGTTAAGTTCCGTCAGTTCTGCGACGTTCAAGACGCGTCTCAACAAGGTAAGAAGAAAGGTGATATTTTCACATGGGATGTCTTCAGTGATGTTCAAACTGCTGGTGGTGTTTTGGTTGAAACTAACACAATGCCAGAAACAAACTTCACAATCACGCAAGGTACTTTGACTATTACTGAAGCTGGTAATAGCGTTCCTTACTCTGGTAAACTAGACAACTTGTCTAAGTTCCCAGTAGAAAACTTGATTCAAAAAGTTTTGAAAAATGATGCAACAAAATCTTTCGACCGTCTAGCATGGTCACAATTCCAATCAACACCACTTCACGTTATCGCATCAAGCGGTACTGATACTGCTGCAATTCAATTGTTCACTAACGGTACTGTTACTGGTACTAACAGTGTTGCATTCAGCAATGCTCACGTAAAGTCAATCGTTGACACAATGAAAGAACGTAACATCCCTGCTTACATCGGTGATGACTACTACGCTCTTGCATGGCCAACTACTTTGCGTACATTGAAGAACAACTTAGAAACTATTCACCAATACAGTGATACTGGTTTCAAGTTGATCATGAATGGTGAAATTGGTCGTTACGAAAACGTTCGCTTTGTTGAACAAACAAACATTGCACACGGTGTAGGTACAACTGGTATTGCTACTGCTTCTGGTGGTGACATGGTTGCGTGGGTAAATGGCAAATCTGACTGGATTTTCTTCTTCGGTAATGACACTGTTGCTGAAGCTAAAGCAGTTCCAGAACAAATGCGCGGTAAGATTCCAACTGATTACGGTCGTTCAAAAGGTGTGGCTTGGTACTACCTAGGTGGTTTTGGTATTGTCCAAACTCTTGCATCTAACGCACGTATCGTTATGTGGGATTCGCAGATTTAATTGAATTCATAGATAACGAAAAGGAAAATTAAAAATGACTACTAAATCAATGTTTTACGATAACGCAAGTTATCTAACACGCCAATCAAGCGTACACTTGACTACTGCTGGCTCTGGTGCTATCTCTTCACGTCACACTGCATTTACAGCACAGCAAGCGTACTCAGTTGTTGTATCAGTTCTTGTAGCTGGTACTTCTGCTGCAAATAACCTTGCTATTGTTCAGAAAGTGTCTGGTACTGCAACAACTGCACTTGCAACTGTTACAATGGGAACTGCTACTGCTAACACAGTATTCTATTCCACTTTAACTAACGTAGCAGGTGGTGTTAGTTTGATTCAAGGCGACAAGCTTCAAGTTACTAACGGAACTGACATCGTAGGCACAGTTACACTTGCTTATGAATACTCAGTAACTCCGCTAGCTAACGTAACAGTATAAGGAGATTATAATGGCTAAAATGTATAATAAGAAAATGCGTCCTACTAATGATGGACAAATGAAGGCATTGGGTGCTGGTTACTCAACTGATTTGATGCCAGCGGTTCCTGAAGAAGGTGATTTGAACGACATGAACAGCTTGATGAGTGAAAATCTTGATCGTCCTGGTTTTCAAACCTCAGGATACATCAATAAGAAAGGCACTTGCTATGGTGAAGCTGCTCGTTTCAACTATCTACCTCCTGGTCAAGACATTGACAATCAGGAAAATGCAGACATCATTGACATGAAGCAATTGAATCTAGTTGACTTCAGGGGATTCGACGGTTTTTATAAAGGCTAATCGTGAGTAAATTGCTAAATGCAATTAAAGCAAGGGCAGCTAAGACATTAGCTGCTTTTCTTTCATTTTTTAAAAAGGATAAGAATGATGGCAAATAAAATGAATCGTTTTTTTCAGGAAAAATTAGAAACTATTCAACGTGAACCAGGTTGGGAATACTCTCCTAAGTTGAACGAATGGCAAACATTCGATTCACAAAGAGTTGTTCGTCAACACAAAGAGAATGACTCCTTAGGTTCGTATGGTGATGCATTCAATTACCTACCTCCAGGGCAAGCAATTGATGATGATGTAACTGAATTTGGTCCAACTGTATTAGCTGGAACAACTGATGTAACTAATCTTGTTGATACTATGAGTCTTCGAACTGGTTTCACTGAATCCCCAATGTCACCAACAGATGACATTTATTCAGGTGAACATGTTGATGCTTTTTATTCAGAGGTCTACAGCGATGAGGGACAGGTGGGATTTGTGGAAAGAAACAATTACTTAGATAGGTTATAATCATGCCACAGTTTGTTACGACTCCTAGTGGTGTAACAACACCGATCGATTATGATTTCGCAGTATCTTTTGGACTAGTAACTGGACACGCACATCAACGAGGTGTTGGTGTTGCGCCGTCAGTAGCAACTTCTACTCCAACTGATATTTGGGCTGGAAGTACTGTATCTGCTTTGTATCCATTCCTGACTACTGCTCAAAGCCTTGAAATTATTTCAGATAGTACTCATGATACTTTTACTGGTGGCACAGGTGCGATTTCAATTATAATGAACTTACTTGATGCTAACTTTAATCTAGTTACTCAAACCGTATTGATGAATGGTACTACTGCCGTTGCAATTCCAGGTGGACCTTATCTACGTTGCAATTCATTACAAGTTAATAGTGCAGGTAGTACATTAAGTAATGTGGGTAACATCACATTACGTATTGCTGGAGCTGGTGCAATTGTTCAATACATAGCGGCAACAGTTGGTATTTCACAAACATCAATTTTTACTGTTCCAACTGGCTATACATTAGCATTGAATTTTGCTTATGCAAACTTACAATCTACAAGTACAGCAACTAATTGGGCAAACATCGGATTCTACATTCAGCAAATGGGTGTTACATCGAGTTTGTATCAACGATTTCAGACTATTGTTACTGGAACTGGTCAAGTTACTATTCCTATCCCATCGCCAGCAACTGTTGTCGGTGGACAAGATTTGATTTTTAGAGTGACTAATACATCAGGAACATTAGCAGTAGCAGCACAGTGGCAAGGTATTCTAGTTAATAACAATGTATTAAAATAAAATTATAATGCATCTGACTGAAGGGACTCAAAAGGGTCCCTTCTTTTTTGATAAATACATTGTTAGGAACTTATACATGAAAAATTTTATACAATTATTCGAAGACCAAGACTTCTCAAACTTGACAAGAGAACTTGCTGCAAATCCTGATTTATGGAAAGAAGATACTTACTTGCGTGATTATCCGCAAGGTCCATTCAAACAGATTGAATCAATTATGATTCGATTTCCAGTAAAAGGTGTTTATGAAACACAACAAGAGGCGGAACAACACAAGTTGTCGCATGATCCACATGAAAACATTTGGTATCCAGCACTAGAACAACTTCCATCTGCCTATCCTTTGATCATGCAATTGATGAGTTCTGTAAGTGGTGAAAGATTGGGTAGGGTAATGATCAATAAGATTGAACCAGGTGGAAAGATTTATCGTCATGCAGATACACCTGATCATGCATACTACTACAATCGTTTTCATGTAGTATTGAAAGGACAAGATGGATGTAGATTCATCTGTGGTAAAGAAGAAATCTGTATGAAGACAAGTAGCATCTATTGGTTCAACAATGTATTGGAGCATGAAGTATTGAATGAGTCAACAGAAGATAGAATTCACATGATTGTAGACATTAAGACTCCAGTCTATGATCTTGCTAAGAGTGAAAGTATTGAAGGAGATCAAGAATGATTACGTATCAACTAGAAACATTAGATCAGTTCTTGCCTGAATTCAAAGAAAGTTTAGTAGAACTTCATTATGAAGAAATTGCATTGGATCAAGAAGCAGTTCCACTTGATCCAGATTACGACAAGTATTACCAATTAGAGAGCAATAATGCTTTCTTTTTGATGACTGTAAGAGATGATGGTGTCTTAATTGGCTATTTTATTGCTATTGTCACTCCTCATCTACATTATAAGTCTACATTGCATGCATTAACTGACATTTATTACATTAAACCTGACTATAGAAAGACTAGAGTGGGTGTAAATCTGTTCTTAGAAGTGCAAAAAGAATTAGAAAAATTAGAAGTAAAGAAGTGGATAAATGGATGCAAATTGCATTCAGGATTAGACCACACAAAACTGTTTGAAGGCTTGGGATTTAATTACTCTGAGAAGATTTTTACGATGGTTTTCAAATAAATAGTAAACTTAGAAGGATAAAACTGTGTTTTATTTAAGAAAAATCAATCATCAAGAACACGTATGCATGGTTGCTGCTGCTGTCGGTATTGGCTCTGCCGTTGCTGGTGTTGCTGGATCAGCAATGAGTTCTAGTGCAGCATCATCTGCGGCTGCTGACCAACAAGCTGCTGCACAATCTGCACAAGGATTACAGTATCAAGAATTTCAGCAACAATTACAATTACAACAACCGTGGATTAATGCTGGCCAAGGTGCATTGAGTCAATTGACTGCTGGAACTCAGCCAGGTGGAGCTTTACAAGCACCAAAGTACACTCCATTGAATGCACAAACGTTCCAACAAACCCCTCAAGCACAATACTTGCAACAGAAATCTATGCAAGCTGCACAGAATCAAGCAAGTGCAACTGGTATGCAACTTAGTGGTGCTCAATTACAAGCATTACAACAGAATGCAGCTGGTATTGCTTCTCAAGATTACAATACTGCGTTTGGTCAAAACATTCAGAATTACAATACTCAACTTGGCGCTACTCAATTCAACTTGAATGCATTACAATCTCTTGCTGGCCAAGGTCAAACTGCATCCAACGTCGCATCATCTGCTGCTGGTGCTTATGGTAATAATGCTGCAGGTTTGATTACAGGTGCAGGTAATGCTCAAGCTGCTGGTGTTGTAGGTTCAGCAAATGCATTGAATCAAGGATTGAACAATACTATGGGTAATCTAACTGGGCAATACGAATTAAGTCAGATTATGAATCAACAGCAGTTATTCAGTGGCGGCGGCAATAGCGGTGCTGGCGGTGGTTATGATTTCACCACAGGTGGAGGAAGCCTTAATTCAAGTAATGCTGGTACTTATGATTATTCAGGAAGCGGCATGGGATTAGGTTCAGCATTCAGTTACGGAGGACAATAAGATGGCAGAAATTGACGCAAGCATTCCCCTGCAGGTACAAACACCTAAGCCAATTGATCCAATGGAAACGGCTGCTAAAGCCTATCAACTTAAAGACATGGTTCTTAAGGATCAATTACAACAGCAAGAAATGCAAAAACAGTCTGCATTGAAAGACATTTATTCTAATGCAGACTTCTCTACGGACGAAGGTCGTAAAGATGCAATTGCTAAGATCACTAAAGTGGATCCATCACAAGGTATTCAATTACAGAAAGACTATTTGGATCAAGATTTAGCTAAAGCGAACATAACTAAGACGTTACAACAGACAAACAATGAAAAGCTAGATGGTATCAAGAAATCTACTGATGCTCAAACAGCAGCATTTGGTGTAATTGATACGGCTATGCAAACCACCAAAGACCCAGTTGCATTGCAACGTCTTTATACGCAACAAGTGCAAGGATTGATTCAATCTGGAGCTATTACACCAGAACAAGCTAAGGCAATTCCACAGAAATTCGATCCTAATTTTGTTCATACAATGTCATTGCAGAACAAAGATCATGCTGATCTAGTCAATCAAGAATTGACACGTAGGCAAGACCAGCAACGTATTGGTATTGAAGCTGAAAATGCTGCTACCAATAGAAGTCGGCTTGGTGAAGATGAAAGGCATAATAGAGCAGTTGAGTCCTCACAAGGACAACAAGTTGTATCTGATAAAGATTCATTTGGTAATGTTAATTACGGCATCATAGATAAGAAAACTGGTGCATTCAGACAAGTAACTGATCCACAAGGTAATGCAGTTCAAGTGGGTGGTGGTAAAGCAGGTGCAGGTGCTCAAGGTGGCGGCGGCCGCGAAGGTGCACAGAATCAACGTATGGTTAATGCTGCAACTGAAGCTGGACAAGCTATTGAAAACTTGAGCAAATTGCCAGCTACTACAGATGCAGGCTACTTTGCAGGTTATGAACCAGGACATGGACTTACAGGTATTACTAAGTCTATCATGGGTAGAAAACTCACACCTCAAGATTCTCAATCATACAATGCAATCTTTACTGGTGTTGCACAGAACTTAGGTATGTTAGAAACAAGTGGTCTTGCTGCTCCTGGTTCATTGACTAAAGGTATTGATGATCGTCTTCGTTCTAATGAAGGTGATACAGTTCAGACTAAGTTGTTGAAACAAGCTGAAATGGGTCAGATTGTTCATAAGAACATTGAAGCTCAATTGTCTAATCCTCGTATTTCTGATACACAGAAAGATCAATTGAAGCGAGTAGACAAACAGATTACTGATGCAATTCCATTCTCAGTTCAAGACGTTATTGCAAAGACACAAGATAATAAATCAGATAAGAGACCATCACTTGATAGTTTTGGTGCTGGCGGCTCTACAACTGGTGGTGCAGGACAACGCCCATCATTAGAAAGCTTTGGAGGCTAAATGGCAGACATGAATACACCACTCCCAAGTGGAATGGACCCAAGTGCAGGGACAAATGCACCACCAATTCCTGCACAACAAGCACCTGCTCCTGTTGCCACTACAGCACCTCAAGCAGCACCAAAGCCATTTGATTATCAGGCTGCTAAGAAAGCTGGTTATAAGGATAATGAAATTGCAGATTATCTAGCTAAAACAAAGAAATTTGATTCTGAAGGCGCACGTAAAGCTGGCTATTCAGACAAAGAAATTCTTCAGCATTTGGGTGTTGATACGAAGGGTTCTGCTAAACAGCGTGGTCAAGAAGCAATCAAGAATCTTGGCTCTGAGCAAAAAACAGCAACAGAACTTGTTGGTGTTCCAGAAGAAGGAATTGCTGAACAAGGTGCTGCTAAGTTAGCTCCGTTAGGTGCAGGTGTTGCTAAGAAAGTAGGAAAGGCAATCGCTGATTCTACAGTTGGTAAAGCTATCGAATCTGCATCAACTAAGCTTTCAAAAGCAATTGATCCAGAAGTAGCTAAATTGGCTGCTAAAGCTAAAGACATGGGATTCAATGTTAATGTTCATGACTTGACGGACAATAAGTATGTCAATTTCTTGAAAGAACACATGACTTCAGGTGATCCAGCAAAACACTTTCAAGGAACAACTAACAAGAATCTTATCAAAGAGATTGGCGGTGATCCTAATGCAACTAAGTTAACTCATGACGTTTATGCTGATGCAATGGATAAGACTGGCAGTTTGATCGGCAATACAGCAAAGAAAGTAAAATCAATGCCTATCTATGAAGATACACAAAAGACTGTTTCTCCTCTTTCAGATGAATTAAAAGCACAGCTAACTGATACTAGTAAATTTAAGACCGATCATACGTATAAAGTTATCAATAACTATGCTGATGAAATCTATGGAAAAGTAACTACTCCTACGGGTAAAAAATGGGATTCATTGACTGCTGCACAACAAGCTAAGTCAACACCTGTTTTATCTGGTGAAGTAATGCAGAACTACATTAGCAAGATTGGTAAGCAAGCAAGAGAAACTACTGATCCAGAGTTGAAAAATGCATTGAATAAATTGCATGACACATTGCTAGATCATGTTGAACGTAACTTGAATCCAACTGATGTTTCTGCATGGAAGGAAGCTAGAACACAATACGCTAAAGGTAAATCATTAGAAGGTTTAGTTGCGAAGCATGGTGCGATAGGTGACATTCCTCCTAAAGAAATTAGAGGTGCTACTCAGTCAACTAAAGCGGGTAAAGCAGCAGCAGCAAAGGGTAGAGGTGGTTCATTGCAAGACTTAGGCAACATTGGTCAGAAATTCCAGCCAGAAGTGCCTAAGGATAAGCATGGACTGAATGCTGTAGTAGGAGTTGCTACCCATGGATTATCCTCAGTATTAAAACATGCAACTGGTAATCTATACGAGAAGTATGGTCCTCAAATTGCTACTAAAGCAATCGAAAAGTCTACTGGATTGACATTGAAACAAGCATTAGCTAAGAATGCTAAACAGCCAGGATTCATCAAGAAGGCATTGAAGACTCCAGCAGCAAAAACAATTCTTAAAGCAGGCGCAGCGGGAATAGGTGATGAAGGCGATAATAAATAACATACTATGGCAAACATTTTACTACTCGACCTGGATGAAGCAGGCATCTTTATGGGGACAGCTTACAAGGCTACTTTATTCGGACATAAAGTTCGAATCTACATTCCTGAAAGCAAAGCATTAAATCCAAATCTAGGAAAAGGATTTGCTAACATTCAATTAGTTAATAACTGGGTCAGTTCTGTAAAATGGGCTGATCTAGTAATGATTTCTGATGTTAAAAAGTTTTTGCCTAAATTAGACGCATTGAAGAGGGCAGGTGTTCCTGTTTATTCACCATCTGCACGATCATCCAAATTAGAAGTAGATCGTAAATTAGGGATGGATTTCCTTAAAAAACATGGTATCGATGTGCCACCTTATCATCAATTCAATACATTGAAAGAAGCAGAGCAATTTCAGTGGAAGAATGATAAGAGATACGTATTCAAGCCATTAGGTGACGAAGAAGATAAAGCAATGACTTATTGTTCTAAATCACCAGAAGACATGATTTCTACTCTGCAACGTTGGCAAAAGATGGGTAAAGTTAATGGACAACCTGTCATGCTTCAAGAATTCATTCCAGGTATTGAATTCGCTGTTGCTAAGTGTATGAATAAGAATGGATTCATAGGACCCGCATTAGAAAGCTTTGAACACAAGCCACTAATGAATGATGACATTGGCCCTGGAACAGGCGAAATGGGAACTGTTCAGAAATACGTAGATAAGAGTAAAGCATTCGATGAAACAATGAAGACTTTAGAAGCTGATCTAGTTAAATTAGGTCATTTAGGTAACATCGATGTTAATAGTATTGTTGATGAAAAGGGTAAGATTTGGCCACTTGAATTCACTGCACGATGTGGCTGGCCACAATGGAACATTCAACTAGCACAGTGTATTGGTGATCCTATCAAATGGATGATTGATGCAGTAGAAGGTAAAGATTCAATGAGCATGACTAGAGATGTTGCAATTGGAGTTGTATTGACTCAACCCCCATTCCCATCAGCAAATAAGACTTGGGAAGAAGTTGAGAAGCCATTCTTTACAGATAATGACAATGTAAAGAAACATGTGATTCCTCAGTCAATGATGATTGGGTCTTATGTTCATAATGTTGATGGGAAGTTAGTAGTCAAGAAAGACTGGATGACGTGCGGAACTTACTTTGCAATTGTGACTGCATTAGGAAATACAGTAGGTCAAGCACAAAATAGAGTCTATAAAACAATAGACAAGATCAATGTTAGTTCTCAAATGTATAGAACCGACATTGGTGATCGAGTAATTAAGAAACTTCCAGAGTTGCAGAAATTAGGTTTCGCAGCAGATTGGAATTTAGATAAAGGAAACAAATGACTACGCCTTCCGGAGATAGCCTAATTAGCAATTTACCTGCAGCAGGAACTATGAATG